TCGCACTCGACCGGGCGCAGATCGCCCAGTTCTTTCTGGCGATACTGCTCGATCTCGCGCACGAACTTGATGCCCAACTCGTCGAGCAACATCGACGCGACCTCGCGCTCAAACGACGCACCCTTCGCTCTGCCGTTGACCATCAGCCCTTGGCCGCGTCGATCATCCGGTCAATACCGCTTCGCGTTTCCTGCGTCTCCGCAAGACGCGCCAGCGCGAGATGCAGTATCTCGTCAGCCAATGCAGACATGCTTCGGTGCGCACTTTTTTCTACAGCGTCGCGCAACATCTGGTGTGTCTCTGTGCGGAGACGCAACATGCAGGGTTTGTACTCGCTCATCACAAATTTCCTTGCCGTTTGCCCTTGCGGGCTGTGCTTTCGTTTCTATATAACACTGATAGCAACGCATCTGCAAGGAGGGAAACACCATGACAAACCGCAACACCGGGGACCGCAACACCGGCCCTGCGTCGCAAGAGCATCAGAGAGGTTTCCGCCGCCATACGCGCCAGAGACACGGAGGGGGAGTGGCAATGAAAAAGGCAATCGTGCCGGTAGAGGCGACTGAGGAAATGCATGACGCGGCGTTCGTTGACGAGAACGGTGCCGCAGAATCCAATCCGTACATGCCAGACGCTTACAAGCGAATGCTCTCCACCCGCCCTCCTGTGTCTGAGGAAGTGGTGGAGCGATGCGCTCGCGAGGCGTGGCTTGCAGAATGTGATGCGCTTGGTGTTGAACCGCAGGATGATGCAAGGGGCTACAAGGTGCGCGTAGGTGTCTACCAAGCAATGACTCGCGCCATCATCAAGGAACTGAACAATGGCTGAACTCACCGCACTCAAAGACCTCGAAGCCTTGCTTGTCGGCCCCGTCCACGCAACCAGCCACCACCGACACAGGGACATGAGTAGAGGAGAAGAAGAGGGAATTTCCGAGATCAATGTGGGCCATTGGATGGGACTACGGGACTGAAGGAAGGTTTAGACATGAGCAATTTTGCAAAGATCACTGAACACGACAAGTACGTTCTGTATCTCCGCGTCTCGACGGACAAGCAGGGTAAGTCTCGCCTTGGCCTCGAAGCGCAGCAGACGATGGCCGCGCCATACATGGATCGCGTCATCGCGACTTACACCGAAGTCGAGAGCGGCAAGAAGGATGACCGCCCTGAACTCGATAAGGCGCTCGCACACTGCAAGCGTGAGGGCGCTGCGATCCTGATCGCGAAGCTGGACCGCCTGTCGCGTAGCGTGTCGTTCCTTTTTCGCTTGCGCGACAGTGGCGTAGAGATTGTCGCCGCTGACATGCCGGGCATGGGCACACTTGAGTTCGGCATCCGCGCTGTGTTCGCGCAGCACGAGCGGGAGGAGATTAGTCGGCGCACAAAAGCTGCGCTGGCTGAGAAGAAGGCGCGGGGCGTAAAGCTAGGTTGCCCCACGCCACGCAAGGGTGGAGCCGCTACGTCCGCCACGATCAAAAAGAAGATGGAGACAGTGTGTGCGCGGGCGTTACCGCTTGCACAGAAACTCCGCGCTCACGGCGAAAGCTATCGCGCTATCGCCGCAACCCTGAACGAAACCGGCATCCCTGCCTATGGTAAGCAGTGGCATGACACGGGCGTTCGTAACATGCTGGAGAACTACGCATGACTACGTTTCAAAAAATGCTGGCGATGCACATCATCAACGCCACACCACCGTCGCGCCATTACGTCGCCGCGCCTTGGGGCGCGCTCGTAATGGTAGCGACCATCGCTTTCGTAATCGGCTTTATCCTCGGAGACCTTATCTAATGGTTGGCAAACTTACACCGGACGACATCGCAACCGCATCCACGCTGCCCGCGATCATGGGCATGTCTCGCTACAAGACGCCCAACGATGCGTTGCGTGATGCCATCGAAGCAATGGAAGGCACGCGCGAGGACACATGGACGGGCAATGAAGCAACGCGCTGGGGTGATCGGCTTGAAGGCACGATCATTACAGAGGCAGCGGATCGCCTTGGCTTGAAGGACTTGTGCCTTGAGTTCCCCAAAGCCTTCTTCCATGACAGCCTGCCGTTGGCCTGCTCACTCGATGGCTCTGCCGTAGGTGATGGCGTCATTACGACCAGCGTTGAGCGCGGTATCTACTGCATGAACGCCGACCGCATTGACCTGAGCGGCACGGGCATCATCGAGAGCAAGCTAACATCTGCTGCGCCCGAAGATGTGCCACCGCCCTTCCGTGGCCCGTGGCAGCTACAGGCACAGATGATGTGTACCGGGCACAAGTGGGGCGTCGTCGCCACATTCTACCGTGCCATTGAACTGCGCTTGTTCGTGTATCAGTCAGACGAGGTAATGCAGAAGCGCATCACCGCAGCCGTGCATGAGTTTGAAGATCGCAAGCGCAATCGCGATTGGTATCCCGTCGCGTCCAGCGATGATGCAGACCGTGCCTATGCGCGTGTCGATGACGGTGCGCCGGACATTGACTTGTCCTCATTCCCTGATGGCGACCGTATGTTGGCTGAGTTGGTTGAGGCCAAGGAAGCCAAAGCCGCAGCGGAGGCGCGCATTGATGACGCGCAAGCCGCGATCAAGGAGATCATGGGTAGCCATGAGGGCGCACGCGGTCTTGTCGGGAACAACGCTTACCGCGTCATCTGGCCGGAGCGTAACTACAAGGCGCAGCCGGAGAAGGTCGTGCCTGCGAAGGAAGCCTATACCAAACGCGCATCCACGCTAACGGTGCGTGCGCTTGATTAGGTAGCTAAGTGCTGTCTCCCAGCTATCGTTCTCATAGCCGGGGGACAGCATGGTGCTTGCCGAGACGCGCTTGGTTAGTTGCCCGCTAAGTTCGCCCACCGCAATGAACACGGCTTTCCTTACGTCAAGCGCGACGAGAGCAACCACATCACAGTCGTTAAGCGTCAGCGTTTGCTTCTGCCCGCCCTTGCAGACCTGCCATTGGTAGCCCTGCCCAGCGCGCTGCACGATGCGTGTCGTCTTGACCTGCACGCGCATGATGTCGCGACCGCGTGTCGCGATAATGTCGTAGCCTTCTGTGTCCACGAGCGAGGCGCTCCACCCATAGGCACAGATGATGGAGCAGGCCAGATACTCACCAGCCGCGCCGATTGATTTTGCGCTAGGCAAGTGCCTCTAGCCGTGCAGCGTGTCGCTCTGTGCGTTGCGGCGTCTGACGATATAACTTGCTGTCGCGAAGCTGCGCTGCTGCCTCTTTCCAGTCGCGCGCCTCAATCGCCGCGTGATGCTTCTCAAATTTCTGATAGCGAGGCAGGCCAAGCTGGAACGCAAGCGAGATGATTGTGATCTGCGCGTCCCCCGGCATGTTGTCGAGGTCAGGGTGCAGCCACATCGCATCGCTGATGGCGTACTTCACGTCTTGCTCGAACAGTTCTGTAACGCGCTCTGCGCTGACCGGCGCACCTACAGGCCAGCCGTATTCTTCATCCTGCTCCACGATGAGGTGCCCGATTCCACAGGTAGGTTTACGCAAATGATCGAGGTAAACCGCATGGACGCAGCCCTCGTCCTGCTCAAGCAGATCGCGCAGGCGCTGCATCATTTGCCTTGCCCCCGGTACTTCTTCCACGACCGACGCTTGTGTTTGTTCTTCGGCTTGCTGTGCGCCGACGCACCAATGCTGGTGCGCTTTTTGATTTTGACCTCAGAGTAGGTGCTGAGTCCGATTGCGTTGCGTGACATTACTTCTTCACCGCCTTGACGACGCCAGCGACAAGTGCGGGCGCAGTGTTTTTGAGGGCGCTGATGCCCCACACGCCGCCGACCATCGCTCCGTACATTTGAATGTACCACTCAGGCATAGCGTTGAGAGCCAGCGTGAAGTACGCCTCAACCGCAAGCGGATCGAACAGCGCCCACACGAACGGCGCGGAAAACATTGAGAAAGAGATGCGGCGCAGCCACTTATCCTTGTCGGTGAGGTTCGCCATTTCCCAGTCGTGGTTGTTCGACTGCTTGTCGCGCAGCAATCGAGCGCGGTTCTCCTTTTCAGCCTTCTTAATTTCCTGCTCAGACATGACGTAATCTTTGACGCCATTCACAACAGGACCAAGCAGCGTCCCGATAATGCCGATCATTTGCCAGCCTCCAGCAATTTAATCCGCACCTGTAGATCATGGATTATGTGCATGAAGTCCTCACGCATTTGTTGCCGCGCGATTGAGTTAGCCGGTGACGCCACGATCTCGCCTTGCGGCGTGACCAACAGCATCAGGTAGCCTTCCGTCTTTTGCAGTCTGCTTTCGAGTTCGTTTAAGCTGGTGATGAGATAGCCAACAGCGGCGAACAGAATAGGTGCCAGCGCCGTCAGGACAGACTGGACATTGAAGTTCATCGCCCGGTCCAGCGTTTAACCGTGTCGGTCTCCCAGATGCGCAGCGCCAGCCAAATGATCGACAGCAGCGCCGCGACATCAGGCAGGATAGCGAGCCACGATCCCAGCCCGCCAGCAACAGCAGCAACGTCGACCCCGGTTTTCATCTCGTTCGTCATCACGCGGCTCCGTCTCGCTTGATCTTTCCGACCATGCTGGGCGCGGTGCACCATTGCCCGCCACGTTCAAAGAACACGGTCCATGTATCGCGCCCCAGATAGAAGCGCATTGCGGTGCCGCCGCTGGTTTCGCCACGCCACGCAAGTTCCTCGCCCGCATTGCGCGCTGCCTCGTCCGCCGCTGCCGTATCCGGCACGCACGCAATCTGCTGCTGCTGCTGTGCAGCGAGCGGCGTTGCAAACAGGCACGCGGCAATGACGAGCGCGCCGCGCATTACAACCGCACCCCGTACAGCTTCGCGTAGCCGCTGGCGATGTTGCCGCTGGACATCAGCAGGCGAAGCCCGTTGACCGCAGTCGCGGCACGATACATGCCGCTGCCCATGAGGCGTCTCGTGTTGCCGTCCGCGCCACCATACACCGCATCGTAGTGGAACTGCTGCGCGCGCGCGGCGTCGTCCGGGGACGTGAAGCGGATCAGGCTATTGTATGCAGCGTCGGTCGCAGCGTTACCAAGCCCTTGCGAGCCGCTTCCGCTGGGGCGGATGAAGGCGTTGCCGTTACCGTACTCATTACCGCTTGATGCTGTGGCGACGCCCGCTCCAACGCGAACATGGGCCCAGTCGTAGTCAGACGCACCCGACTCGTAGGTGCTGCCGCCATCAGTGGACACGCGCAGGTAGAGCGACACCGCATCCGTCGCAGGGACGAGATCAACGATCTCTAGTTCGTAGCGGTCGTAGGTGCTGTCAATGCCGGTGATGAAATCAAGCGACGCCGACGCGCTGGCCGTCTGCGTGTCCAACAGGACGCGCATTGAAAGCGCAGCCGCAAGGTCGCCCAGCGCAATCGTGCCGTCAAGAATTGCGGCGCTGGTGACGACGCCGGTCCCAAGTTTCGCCGCCGCGTCGATTGCGCCGTCCGCAATCTTCGCAGCCGTCACCGCGTCGTCTGAGATTTTCGCGGTCGTTACAGCGTCGTCAGCAATCGCTGCGGTCGCAACCGCATCATCAGCAAGAACGCTACTCGTGACCTTTGTCGTCGCCATCGTTCTTACTCCTCTGCTGTCTCTACCTGCGGCATGTCCACAGCCGCGTTGAGTGCATGCACGACTTCCATCAGAGCCGGTGCCTCGCTGCCCTTGATGTCGATGCGGGCAAGGAAGGCGAGGGCGTTATCAACGATGCGCTTGTCCATCAGGCTGCTACATCTTCTTCAGCGGCCCAAGGCAGCGGCACGTCTTCCGGCGCAACAGCAGCGCTCTCAAGCTGCTGCGCAAGGTCGGCGTCCGTGCGGTCAAGCGAGGTTTGCTTTGTGCCTTGCTCAAGGATGTTTCCATCCTCGTCTTTGGTTTGGCCGACCCACACAACGCCGTTGTCCGCTTCGGATGCTTCCACCCAACCAATCACATCTGCCTCGGTCACATCAGCAAGCGGGATGAATGGGCTACTAAGGTCAGCAGGCGTCCATGTGATAACGCGAGCGTCCTGCACTGTGTTAGTGCCATCCGTTGCGATACGAGACGCGCTGATCTGCACAATCACACCGTCAGAACCATCAACGGGTTCGGGGTGCGTTGCGATGGAATTGATCTTCCATGAATAGGTTGTGGGCATTTTGTCTACTCCTTTAAGATGCTATGGCGCGGTCAGTAACCCGACGCCAGTTTGTTCCGTCACTGAATACAGGGACTGCCCCGCCTGTTTCATCCGAGCAATACGCCAT